TGGGAGCCGTCCGTCCTCATCGTCGGTCGCTTCTACCGCACCCGAAACCGACGTCCCGTTCGCATGCAGCCAATACTCGCCCACCTTGACCTGAAACACAGGTCTGGCTTGGTCGGTGGGCTGATCGGCAAATGACCCGCTGAACGCCCACTCGAACTGGTAGCCACCGCTTGGCCCCGCCGTGAGAAGCGGGGGCGTGGTCTGCGAGGCCTGCGGAAAGTCGCCGTTGATGTTTGCCGCTACAAGGTCGCCGTTGTCGTTCGTGCGGCGTGTGGAGCCGGTGCGGATGTAAAGCGCATCTAAGTCCTCCTGTAATGGCGCACGACCCGTCTCTGTCGTAGAGTGCTGTGTCGTCTGGACGTTCGTCTGCGTAACCTTGTCGGTCCCCGGGAAGGTGTACTCCGGCTCCGTCTCGCTCCAGTACGTCAGCCCGTCCTCAAAAGACGAGTTGCCAATGTAGTTCGTAAACTCGCCGATGTCGTACGTAGACGTAGCCGAACGCAGACGGCCGACGCCTTCGCTGGGGCGGTCGGAGCGGTTGGCGACGGACGGAAGCGGCGCCGTCAGGTCCTGCGTCGAAGGAGCGGCAAACGACCCGCCGTCATACGTCCAAGTCTTGACCGTCCCGTCGGGCTGGATGCGGCTGCGCTGGCGAAGGTGCCACCGTCCATCAGACAGATACAGCTGCATCCCGAAGCGGTCCAGCAGGTCTTCCAAGACCGCGCGCTGCGTCTTCCGCTCTGCATCCACGATGGGGACCTCCCCATCTTCGGCAAGCTCCTGATAAAAGTACGTTTGCTGAAGCTCCAGCGGTGTCGAGAGGCTGGGATCGAGCGGGCAGTCACTGGCGCTGATCGCGCTGTCGCGGTACGGGTACCACTCCATCGTGACATCAACTGGCAGGTCGTGCAGGCCCGATGCAGGTCGGGGGCCGCCGCCAATCAGCGGGTCCACCATCGCCCTCCACAGCTTCCGCCGCGCATCACCGCCCCCAAGATCCTGCGCGGGGCGGTTCTCCAAAAGGCGCAGCCCGTCTGTCGCCTCAATCTCAATCGTCTCGTAATCGCGGTCCGGGGCCTCTTTGTAGAGGTCCGTAACGACGTAGCCCTGCCACTCCAGCGACCCGCCGCGAAGGAACTGCACGCGCCACTCTGTATCGCCGCCATCAAAAATCTCTCGGGTCTGACTGCCGGCGCCGTCGCCGATATAGCGAATACGTGCATCAGAAATGAGTAGCGGTTCCGTAATGTCGTCTGTCCCGTCCCCGCCTTGCCCCCAGGTAATTTCAATCGGGGACGGTGCCCCCGTGAGGCTCGTGATCGAGCCGCTGTATCCGTTTTGCTGGATGTTGATTCGGTACGACTCGCCCTTGCTGAGCCAGTCAATCCGGTACTTGGTTCCGTACGCCATTATCGACTCGTGCGGCCTTTGCGCCGCTGGGTGTTCTGTGTCTTGCTCACGCTGAGGGCGATGTCGCGTCCGTCAAGGCGGGCACTGGCGACGCTGATGCCTTCAAGGCCCGAAGCGCCTGAGACAGCGCCAACAGAGCCACCTCCGCCCCCACCGCCAAGACCAGGCACTCCAAGCAGGCCGCCAAAAATACTACCGAAACCGCCCCCAGAAACGGCCGCCAAGATACCGGCTGTCGCCACGGCGGACACGAGCTTAGCGATCACCTTTTGCAGGACCTGAAGGATGCTTTTTCCGATCTTTTTGAAGGCGTCCCCGACGCCAGAGACTGCAGTCTGAAGAGTCAGAATCCGACCGATGGTTTGGCCAATGGCTTGCCCGACACCACGAATAGCGCGCTTCCCCTGTTGCTTAAAGGCAATCGTTACGGCGTTGGCTCGAATGACCGCACGGGTGTAGGCGCGGTCAATTAGTTCGCCCGTTTTGCGAATCTGCGACCCAAGGCCCGCAAACGGCTGATCGTCTTGGCTGACAATCTTATTTTCTGCTTGCTGCGCCTGAATGCGCGGGGCATCAGGGACGGAGGTGCTGCGACCCGACTCGTCTTCCTCTTGAACAGACGCGCCGAGTTCGTCAAGAATCTCAGCTTGGCGCTGCTGCTCTCGGATCGCCTTCTCCTGCTCTTGCAGGAACTTCAGCGTCTCTTTTTCTGTCTCCAGACGCTGTTCTATAAAGTCTGCATTTGCAAAATAGGCGTCTTCCTGCTCCAACGCCTTATTCAGAATCTCTTTTTGGACCGCGTTCAGCTTCTCAAACCCCTGGAGATAGCCGATGCGGTCAATGGTTTTCAGTGCGTTTTCCAGTTCTTGTACGCGGTACTGGGCCTTCTCAATCGCTGGGCCAATCGACTCCGCATCAAACTGCCGCGTATCAATCCCGCTCTGGATGTCGGTCACAGCCGAGGCGGCATCACGGATGGCATCTGCCGTATCCTTAGCCTCCTCCTTCGTGTCCTTGAAAAACGAAATCACCTGAGGGAGAAGCGTGGGGAGCAGCGTTGCCGCCCCGATGATGCCGGCGGGACCGGCAAACGACTTCCCCAGCGCGGAAATAGCAGAGGACGTGCCGCCGGCCGACTGCTTCAGTCGGTCAAACTGCTCGAAGATCAAAGGGATCTGGTTGCTGACGCCTGCAAGCCCAAATTGGGCATCTTGGGCGGCTTGGGTCAACTCAACAGCCAAGGTGTTCGCCGACCCCTTTACCGACCGGGACGACGATTTTGACGCCTTGGAGACCTCTTCCTGCTTCTTCTCAACCTTCTCCAGGCTCTTTGACGCCTTGTTGGCCTCGCGTTGGACGTCGTCGGCGCCCTTTGCGCTGAACTTGAAAAACAGGCTTCCGAGGTTCATCCGTCTAGCTTCTCTTTGAGTGCATCAAGACGCTTTTGCTGCTCTTCAGGGGGCGCGCTGGTCGGGCGGCCTTCCAGGTAGCGCCTCGCCTCACGCTCCCCGAAGTCGGTATTGGGATGCAGCACGACGCGGACCCGTTGATAGTATGACCACCCCTCCTGAGCGGCCTGGACCTCTTTCGGGGTTACGTAGAGCGCGCGGTCGGGGCTCATGCCGCACTCAGTCATTAAGAACCCGAGCCGTCGGCGGAGCCTTTTCCCGTGTCGCCGTCCCCCCGCACCTCGTCAGCGATTTCTTCGATGTTGTCGGGCATCTGTCGTGCCTGAATTTTGCCCCACACCTCATCGCGTAGCCGCACAAGGTCTTTGGGCGTCAGATACATCTTCATCTCGTCCCGGTCAAGGTCGGGGCGGAAGGGCAACAGGCCAATCCAAAGAAAGTCGGCAAACTGCTTACTGCCTGGCGCCTCCTCAACTTGGAGCTCCGTCAGGTCGTACTCGTGCTCGTAATGGGCGATCTCCATCCCCCGCTGGCAGACGAGAATCCGTGAGGCTTCTCCGTCTTCCTCAATGCCGATCTCGGCTCGCACTTCGCGCGGATAGCGGTCTTTCATAGGGTATCAGGCTGGGTTACGGAGTCTCTTCGATGGTGAGGGCGTCGGCAGCCGACAAGGTGCCGGACACAGTGACGCCGTCTTCGGCGCCCTCTACAGGAATCGTGATCTCGGTAGAGGACGGCCACGCGGTGCCAGAGAACTGAATACTTCCGGTGTCCTCTGTGGTAAAATCGAGGCTCAGGGCGCTCGGGTCGTCGGCGAAAATATTGGTCACGATGGCGTTGAGTCCCGTGCCGACATTGGCGCCAATGGTCTCAGTGATGGCCCCGTCCGACGTGAGACTAAAGGTCGCCTCGCTCGCGTCGTCGGTCGGGCCCGTGAACTCAATCTCAGAGACGATGAAGTCGGCTTGGAAGCTGGTATTCCCACCCGGAAGAGCAATCTCCAGCGTGATGCGGCCCGACGTTGACTCCCAGGCCTCAAAGAGAAGGCGGCTTGCGTTACCCGTGCTATACTCTGCCGCAGCGTCTACGTCGGTCGTGATCTCCGCTTCCATGCGGATCACCGAAGGCCGCCGCGCGACATACTGGCTGTGGCTACTGTTGGCAAACTCAATCGCGTCTCGCTCAATCGTCAGAGACACCTCGCTGATGCGACTCAGCGTAGCCGCCGTGCCCTCCGGCGCGACCGTCACGGTCGGTGAGAAACCACTGATGGCCTCGCTGTTCTCCAGGTACAGAGCATCGTAGTCGATGCTCCAGTCCTTGAGACCCGCAAGCGAGCGGGCATACGTGGCGCCCGTCGCGGCGGTCGGGGCGAGCTCTGAGGACTCCCGGCTCAGCGAGAGCGTCGCGTCGTCCCGGCCACCGATGACATTGGAGTCGGCCTTGAGTAGAAATTCTACGCCTACAGTCTCAGGCATATCAGCTTCGCGTTACGCGGTATGTGATCAGAATCAGATCGGTGTGAATGTCGGGCCCCTGCACGTCGCGCTGGATCGTCAGGGCGTGCCCTGAGAGGCGCCCGTCAATGGCCGAGAAGGGCGAGTCCAGAGCAGGTAAATCGGACAGGTCGGTCAGGGCCGCAACAGCCGCCTCGCCGTTCTTCTTCGCGGCCGTTTCGTCGTGGGCGTACGAGCGGATCGTGACCTCTACATCGGTGTGTACACTGCTCGTATTGCGTCCCGCCTCGCTTTCGTCGTCCTCGCCGATCTCCACGCCCGGGATGGGCGGGTCTGTGGACACAGGCACAGAAAGAGCCGAACTCAAGCGGCTCTTGACGGCCTTCTGTACGGCAAGCTTGGCGGGCTTCATGGGTCGATGCGTTTCAGTAGTTTCGGCAGGGTGCGCCGCAGAAGCGCCCGCGCCTGGTTGCGGGCCGGTCGCATGTAGGGACGCTCCTTCTGCCCAACGCGGCTGATCTTTCGGGCGATGAGGAACGCCTTTTGGCGATCTGCCTCTTCTTGGTCTTGCCCCTCTTCAGGCGACGCTGGCGCCTTCACCTCCACCCACCGATCCAGCGGCTCCGTCTTACCTGTCACTGCTTCAACCGGAGGAAAGTGCGGGCGCGTGCCAAACTCAACGGCCAGGCTGTAGTCAAAGCCATCTTGTTCTGTCTCGGCATCGCCGGCGCCGACCACAATGCTAAGATCATCAGTGCTCGCGTATTTGCGAACCGCAACTGAGGCTCTAAGGGCGCCGCTGATACCGATAGCACCCTTCGCTGTCAGGTTGCGCGTTGCGATCTTGTCCGCCTTGTCGGCTACCTCGTTTAAGACTTTTGCGGCTTGATCCTTCGCCTTACCGGAAAAGGATTCAAGCGCCTGCCGGATCTCGTCAGCGCCTTCGGTTGAAATGTCAACACTTACGCCCATATCAGATCCGGGATCTTGTGCAAGTGAGCTCCATGTACTCTCGGCTGCCGATCTCCCGGCGGCTGTGAATCCTCAAGAGCTCGCCTCGGTAGCGGAGCAGAGCACCGGACGTAACGCCCGCCTGGTCCGCCTCATGGTAGCGCATGCGCACCGTCGCGCGGGCGGTTTCCTCCGTCTGCCCCTGCCGGATGGCTTCATTCCCCGACTGCACACTGACGTCGGCGTAGAGGGTGCGCCCATCGGTCTGCACCTCCGTGACGGTGCCGTATTCGTCTTCTTCCTCGGTCACTGCCACCACCGTTACGCGCTCGTCCAGTCGGTATCGGGGCATTTATCGGGCTCGCCAGGTCTGGTACAGGCTTGGGTTGGGAATCTCGCTAAAGTTGGCCTCGCTGATCGTGCCCCGCGCGTCGTACCGGCTGTCCAGATCGTTCAACATTGCCGTCTTGAGCGGTGCCGGCAGGCTATTATACCCCGCATCGTACGTGACACGAAGTCCTTCGCCCTCCGCATCCGCCGCTGACTCATCCAGCACGAGCGCCCGCCCGTTCAGGCGGTACGCGCTACCCGAAAGCGCTGTCAGCGTGCCGTCATCAGCGACACGTTCAACGGTCGTCACTGAGCCAACCGGCGGATATACGAGGTCGCCACGTCGCCGCCAGAACTCCCAGCGGGCCACAACCTGCCGCCGCGTAAACAACCGGCGGGTCAGGCGCTCCGCTTGCTCTCGGACCGTTGAGATCAACATCTCAAGGACGCGGGCTTGGTCGGAGGGAAGATCGGAGATTCGCAGGTAGGCAAGCGCATCGCCAATCGATACCGGCTCGCTGCTTACCTCTGCGACCGACTCCACGTCCAGGCCGCGCGGGGTCTTTTCGCCCCGACCGCGTGCCGTGAGGCGGCTCGATACGTCCACGTAGTCGGTCATTCGGGCACCTCGTATCCGGCTTCTCG